TAGTATCTGGCTTAATTTAATCATTAGAAACCTCCATTTTTTAATAATTCATCAACAAGTTTAGTGGCTACATTTTTTGAAAACTCATCACTATAATTTCTTTTTACTTCATCTAAAATAAAAGCTCCTTTCATATAACCTCTATTAGCTCCTTTTTTTGTACTCCTTTTCACAGTTCCATATTCTATTAAATGTGAATGAGGTGCAGAATTATAAACTTTTATTTCACACACTTTACCCTTTGTGACAGGTTTTTCTTTATCAAAACCTTTCATATAGTTTCCTGTTTTTTTCCCAACTTTCTTTTTGGCTACTTTCTTCATTCTTTTTTTTACTTCATTTCCCTCTCCTCTCAAAAATTTTTCAGTAACTTTGGGATATTGTTTGCAACATTTTAAAAGTTTTTTTTCAAACTCATCTAAACCACTAATTTTAATTTCTGCTCCCATAATTACACCTCCTCTTTTCTTACACAAAAAACTTCTATGAACTGATTATCTTTAAAATCTCTGTTGAAATAGATAACCTCATACTTCAAGCCCTCATAAATAAAAAACCAGTCCTTTTTTATTTCAGGAACTGATTTTATTCTAAAAATAAACTTAAATTGATGTTGATTTTCTTCTGTTCCAGCTTCTCCATTTTTTACACTAGAATTTAAAGGAACTATTTCACAGTATGCTTTTTTTAATAACTCTGGCTTTTTTTCATTTTCTCCAAGTTCATTAATTGTGTCTATCATAGTATAGACATCAATAAAGTGTCTTAATCTCTTAGTTATATCATTCAAAGTTATCACCCACTTGTAGCTGTGTTAATAGACTTCTAGCACTATAACTTAAAGTTTTGTTTTCAACCTGTTCTCTGTTATCATACCAATCTTGAACAAGTACACAAACTAGAATTTTAGCCCTTTTAATAAACTTTTCTTTTGTTACTTTTTTATCAAAGTCATTTATTGAATCTCTAAGATAATCTATTGCTGCAATCATTAAAGATTGCAACAATGTATCATCCTCATTGTAATCAATTCTTAGATAGTTTTTAGCTTCTTCCAAAGTTAAAATATCTGCCATATCAATCACCTATTAAGCTGTTTCAATTTCAAGGTATTTCATTGCTTTTTTATCAACTTTTTTAACATCAAATCTTTCTATTGCTCTGATATAAGTAGCATTTTTAGTAAATCCAGCTTCAGTTGATACTGCAAGTTCTAAACCTTCTCTATCAAAGAATGTTATAAATTCTTCTAAATCTCCAACAAATACTGGGGCTTTTGTTCCATTCATTTCTAATTGAGCATCTGATAACATAATTATTTCTCTTCCTTTAAAAAGCTTTTTAGTTTCATCTTGTAAGCTAGTACCCAAAAGTGGTCTACCTTGCTTATCTTTTACTTTATCTAAAATATCAAAATAAGTTTGATTCATAAAAACTTTTGCATTTAATGATATTGCTGGATCTAATTCTTTATTTAAAGCAGTTGTTATTGCATCATAATCAGTTGCTTGTTCTGGACTTAAAGTTTTTAAAATAGTTAATATCTTTTTGTTTTCTGTATTTACAGCTTTTTTAACAAATCTTTTACCTATGTAAGCAGTTAAATTTGCATTTTCATCTGCAAGTAAACCATTTGATATTGGGATAATATCTCCATAGTCAGCAACATTATATGCAACTTGTGCAAAATCTATATCAGATTGATTTATTTCATTTAATTCTTCAAAAGCTATTAATTCACCTGTTCCATCTGTTTCAACAGGCATAGTTCCCTTTAATGAAGTTACAGGTAGAACATTACAATATTCTTTCAATGCTATTTTGTTTCTTCTTAATTCTTTTATTTCTTTGAATTGTTCTAATGGTACTAAGTAACCACCCTTGCCATCTGTTGCTTCTACTTGCCCTGGTGTTCCAGCTGTATTTAAAAATTGTTTTTCTTCTTCTGTTATAGTTTTTCCTAATAGAACTTTATTATAAATTCTATTAACATTCATTTCTTCATTTGTTTCTAATGGTGTTTTGTTACCTTTATTCATAGCTATTAAAGCCTCCTCTGTTTCTGCTTCTTTTACTCTGTTTTCTAAATCTTTTAAACCATTTAACTTAGCATGTGCCTCTTCAATCTTTCCACTATCCTTTAATGATGTGATTTCATTTCTAAGTGTTTCTAATTCCTTTTTTAATTCTACCGATTTTTTCATAATTAAATACCTCCTGTTAATAATACAATCTCAATTTCTTTGTTCAATCTATCAAGTCTTGCTTGTTCTTTTTTATTTTTTTCTTCAACACTTTTTTTATTTAATAAACTTTCTGGAATATGTTTAAATTTATTTCTTGTTTCTATACAATTCAAAAATTCTACTTTTTCAGAAGTTTTTATATTAAATACTCCTGGAGCATCTTCCCCAGTAAACCATTTTTCTTCTTTCATAAAATCATATATTTGTTCTCTTGTTACACCTTCAATAGCTTTTTCCATATAAGCATTAACAAGTCCTTCATCAAGTTTATTTAGAACCTCAATATACTTTTCTAAATCTCCTGCATTTCCTGAAACTCTTCCCCAAGCTCTATGTATCATTAAATAAGCATTACTTGGTAAAATAATTTCATCACATCCAAAAGCAATTATAGATGCAGCACTTGCAGCTATTCCATCAATATAAGCTATTGTTTTACTTTTATGATTCTTTATCATATTAGAAATTGCTATACCTGCATAAATATTCCCTCCAAAACTGTTTATATGAACATGAACCTCTTTATTTTCGGCTTCTTTTAAAGCATCTTTTATATCCAGGGGGTATATGTTAGTATCTTTTATTCCCCATACTTCTTCCAAAAAACCATCATTTTCTGAATCACTCTCTATATCTCCATTGATATAAATTTCAGTAACTTTTACTTGATTTTTTATTTCTAACCACTTATTTTTACTCACTCTTAGCACCTCCTTTTTCATAAGCTATTCCTAATTTTTCCAATGGCACATAACTTCCATTCATTACAATTACATCACCTCCATCTATTGCAGTAAGTCCTGCCTTTTTTCTAGCCTCATTTATTGTGTATATTCCACTTTGAACATACTTGGTTAAACATTCAGCTTGTGTTTTTAGATCTCCTTTTAAAATACTTGCTACATTAAATTCAAAATGTAACCCTTTTAGTCTTTCACTTTCTGTAAGAAGTTTTAAATTAAACTCCTCTTCATAGAGTGTTAAAATGTATAAAAGAGTATCAATATAAAAAGTCAAGTTTTGCATTTCTGAGTTTGCATAGCTTGACTTGTCATAATCATTCAAATGATTTGGCTTTACTCCAAAAGCAGCTGCTATTTGTAAAGCTGTATATTTTTTTAATTCAAAAAACTGGCTATCAGTTAGTTTTAAATCTAATGGAACTATATCCATTCCAGGTGGCAATGGTAATATTCCTGTTGGATTGCTTTCACTGCTAATAAATTCTTCTATCTTTTCTAGCATTTTCTTTTGTAATTCTTTGTTTAAATCACCAGTATACCTCAAAATTGCCTTTGAAGTTAAACCTCTATCATATAAATTGTTTAAGTATTTTTGACTTGCTTTTACTCCATTTAATGTTGTAGCCAATGTTTCTCTTACTGACATACCTATAATACCATCTTTGCTTAAACCACCTTTTAAATGCAGTATCTCATCTTTTTGAAATAAATAAATTTTCCCATCTTTGTTATATTCATAATATAAATCTTCTTTACCACTAAATATTTTTGCATTGTCTATCCATATTCTAACTTTTTGAGGGTGTAAAGGATAAATACCTACTAAATGCCCTCTATTATCATAACTTAGATAAGCATAAGCATTCCCGTGATGGTTTCTCCACATCTCCATTAATGTCATCATAGGTGTTGGAGTCATAAATGGATTTGGCGAAAATTTCAATTTTTGTAATGCCTCATGATTTAATATTTTGTTATTATCATTATCCTTTAAGTGTAAAGATAGTTTTCCAACACTTTCAGATAATACTTTTAAGCAAGTGAAATATGTTACTTCTGATAAATCTGAACTTACATTTATTCCAAAAAATTCACTAAAATTCATAGAATTAATTGCTGTTTTCTGCTTTTTTTCCTCTCCTTTATTAAATAATTTTTTAAATATATTCACTCTCTCACCTCCTTTTATCCATAAGTTCCAACCATTCTCCAACAGCTTCATCATTATTTATTGCTTCTTTTTTATTTAATAGCATAATTTTCCAAGCATCTAAGATAGCATCAACAGGGTCAATCCTATTTTTTTGAGATTGTTTATCTATTTTAATTTCTCCAAAACTGTTAGAAATAGTTGTTGCATTCGCTATACTCCATTTAAGTAAACTATTTTTTCTATCATATAAAACTTGTGTAGCCTTTACAGATAGAGCAAAATCTACTGTTGCATCATTTAAGCTTTTAGCAGATTGTTTTACCTCAGTTAAATCACATTCTAAAAATTCTAAATCACTTAAAAAACTTCCAGCATTGTGGGCATCATATCCACACTCTAAAATTTTAATGTTATATCTCTCAATTACTTCTTTTAAGTGAGTAACAATAAACTTATAATCAGTCTTTATTCCAAATGCTCCAGTAGTCAATGTTAAAAGTCCCTCTCTTACCCATATCCTATATGGAACATCATCAGTTTTTTCATGTTCTGCAAGTCTTAACTCAGGCATAAATGAATGACTATAAATATATATTTGATTATTTTCTAATGGAAATACTAAGGCTATACTTGTTAAATCGCCTCCCTTAGATAAGTCAAAACCTAAATAAGCACTTTTCCCTTTCATATCTTCAAGTGTCAAATCACTTTCACACTCTTTGAATTTACTCAAATCAATATATTGCCCATCTTTTGCAGTTACCCACATATTTAATTGCTTTGTTAAGAAGTTAGTTAATTCATCTCCACCTTTCTCTTTTGCATCTATTGCTTTTTGGCTATATAAAGCTATTTTCTTTTTGTTTGGTGTTATACCATCTTCCTCAAATAAAAAATAAGGATTAGATTTAAGCCAGTTCTTCCAGTCCCATATATCATCATCCTTATCCATTTCACATATAAAAATAAAGAGAGTTTCTTTTTCAATCACTCCTTCAAGTATCTTTTCACAAAATTTATAGTGTTCATAACAGAAACCATTTAAGTTAAATCCTGCTGTTGTAATAGCTAATGTTAAAGCATTCTCAACATCAGCTTGACCATCTAACAACAGTTTATACATCTGATTATTTGGGTGTGCATGTAACTCATCACATATGGCCAAAATATTTCCAAAACCATCCATTGATTTTGTATCTCTACCTATTGACCTTATAACAGTTCCAGTTGCTAAACTCTTTATAGTTCTATCGTGTTCTTTTATTTTATAAAGTTCACTTAGATCATTATCAGACTCTATAAAGTTTCTTATTTCATCCCAAACGATATTAGCTTGGTCTTGCTTAGTTGCAGCACAGAATATCCTATCTTTATTTCCTAACAATGTACTAAACATTGTAGATTCTGCTCCTGATAAGAAACTTTTTCCATTTCTTCTGCCTACTTGCAAATAAGCCTCTCTAAATCTTCTTTCTTTTGTTCTTTTTTTCTTCCAGCCATGTAATGAACCTATTATAAAATCTTGAAAGCCTCTTGTTTTTAAATTAGTTCCATCTTTTAATGTTAATGTATTTGCAAAATTTATAGCAAATTCTGCCTCTTCAACATCAAATTTATACTCTAATTTCTTATTTTTTAAATCGTTGAGGTGTCTTTTACATGCTAAATACTCCTTTCTGCCTGCTATTTTTTTACCACTTACAACTAATTTTGCATAGGCTGTTGTCCTATCTTTTATCATATTAGCCTTGCTTTCTTACTTTTAACAAAGTTATAAATTTATTTTCAGCAGGTTCTTCTCTAATTGGTACGACTAATTTTAATCTATCTGTTGTTGCAAGTCCTAGTTTTGTAGAACATTGCATTATTTGTTTTACATATTTTTCTTGTGTGTTTATTGCTGGGTGGGCTATAGCTAAGGCATCTCCATTAGAAGTTTCTTTGTATTGTATCAATCCTTCTTTATTTAAGATTTCGACAGTTTGTATATATCCATCGTAAGCATTACAATATATAGCTAAGACACTTAAATCTAAATTATCCAAAATATTTATCTTACTAACTTCCTCTACAACTCTTTCAAATTCTAACTTAGCGTTAGGGCTTAGCCATTCAGGAGCAATCAAACTTTCTCTGTCTATTTTTAATTTTTTTTCTTGCTCTTGTCTATTTCTTATCTTTTCTTTTCCAATTTTTCCAGTACTTATATCAACAATTTTTCGACTTCTTCCAGCCATAGCATCACCTCCTAAGATTCAAAATTTTCATTTCTGGCATTTTCTTGACGAAATGGAGGGGAAGCGGTTTCCAACCTAAATACCAAAAACTTTTTTTGACTCCCCCCTACTTGTAATAATTTTTTATAATATTAAATAAAACTTCTTTCATTTTATTTTTATTCTCTAAATTTTTATTGTATTCTGAATGGATATAGCTATGTGTTTTATCACTTATCCATATTAGGTTATTAATATCTAATGCTTTGCTTCTATCCTCTTCTAACATATCTATATGATGTGAGAGAGTACCTTTAACTATGTTATTATTTATAGCTAATTCATATAAATCTAAACCATTTGCTTTTAACTTACATAGTGCAGTCATACTCTTCCAAGCTTTACTATGATAGAACTCAGTATTATCTTTATTTCTGTACTCTCTATCATATACCTTATGCCTTTGTTTTGTGCAGCTGCATACTTCATTCATTCCTATTTTCTTTCCGCACTTGCCACATATTTTCTTTAACATAATTAACCTCTCAAAATAAAAAACTCCCACATAAGCCGTAGCCGTTCATTTAAGAACCGTGAGAGTGTTGATGTTATATGTCAGAAGCTTTTTTATAGTAGAGCCTCCAAACTACTACCACAATTTTTAAAGAGGAATCTTTAAACTTTGCTACATGATATCATATTAACATATTAAAACTAACATAACAATAACGCATTTTTAACAGCTTTTTAACAAGGTTTTAACAAAATAATATTAAAACTCTATTAATCTCTGTGTTTTAAAGTGTATTTCTAGAGTACTTAAGATATTATTTCTCATTCTATATGTACTCATTAAAGAAACTCCAAGTTTCTCAGCTATTTCCTCATAAGTCATTTTGTCAAAATATTTCATTTGTATGAAGTTATAATCTTTATGCTCTTTGACCATACTTAAACACTCGTCTATTCTGAATATTATTTCTTTATAACGACTTATGTTATTAGAAATTCTTTGTTTTAACTCTTCTATCTGTTCTACTTCACTTTTATAATCATAGCTGTTTCCACCTTGTCCACCAGGTCCACATGTTTTCTTTATTTGTGGATTTTTTAAATTTTCTATTTCTACTTCTATCCTTTTCTGATACTTTGGATAATTTCTTAATATTTCTTCCATTTTCCTAAAGATCATTTTTTGCTCTTGTGTTGCCATTATCTCACCTCTGTAATTATATTCTCCAAGATTTCTAGCTTTATACCTTCTGAAGAATATATCTCTTGCATATGTTTAGAAAATTCAATTTTCTTTGCTTCTAATTCTTCATCAGTCATGTATTTTTCTTTAAAAATATGGCAGTTTATTATTC